CGCGGCGGGTGTAGTCAACCAAGTGATTGTGCGCTATGTAGTGGGGACGGATGTCGCATCGATTCCGAAACCATTGATTCAAGGGATGATGTTGGTCATCTCTGATTTGTACGACCAACGCAACGACCGCGTGAAGCAGTTGCCAACGGCGTCCGAATATTTGTGGAACCCGTATCGCATCTTTACATTCTAATGATTGACCACGCTGGACAATTAGACCGCCGAATCACGATTCAGTCCTTTACCACATCAACCGATGATTTTGGTGAGGTGATTCAGTCGTTTACAACCTTGGCCAACGTATGGGCAAAGGTTGAAGAAAAGAGCGGTTCAGAAGGTGAAGAAGGCAACCAATTGGTGGCCACACGGAAAGTTGAATTTTTTATCCGTTATCGTAGCGACATCAATGAGCAAATGCGAATTGTTTACGAAGGACAAACACACAAGATTGAAGCGATTTTGAATGCAGATTCAAGAAAGGCGTTTCAAAAGATTGTGACAAGATTTGCGGACTAATGGGATTCAACACGTTTCAAAGAATGAAGGCAACCAAATCGTCACCGGGTGGCGGTGGTGCATTCATTGGGTTCGATGAAAAGGACATCAAGAAGGAATTCGAACGTGCGTTCAAAGAGTTGGAAGGATTGCACGATGGGGTGACGACGGCGCAGATTCGTCGCATTGCACGTAAGGCGTTGAAACCGATGGTGAAGGCGTATCGTGATGAAATAACGGACTACAAACCAAATTCAAAAGAGAAAAGAAAAAAGATTCGAAATGAATTTGTGGTGTATAGAAAAGGCGGCATTTATGCAGAGATTCAGCCAAAGCAATTGCGCAAATCAATTGGCGTAATCACGAGCCGTGTAAACAAGGGACAAACGTTTGCATCTTTGTCCGTTGGTCCAAGGGTGAAGCGTGCATTTTCAGATGCTGAAAAAGGCGGATGGTTCGCCCATTTCATTGAATATGGCTATTTAGCAAACGGAAAATACAAGGGCGCAAACAAAGGTTTTGCAAGACGCGCAAGGACAAAAAATTCCGCCGGGGTTGGTCACGAATTCAAACGATTGATGCGTTCATTTTTGAATAAACAAGTAAAAGCCGCACGGGTATGATTGGAAAGGTTATCAAATCAAAGTTCACCAGCGATTCAGATTTGAACACGCTATTTGGTGGACGAGTGTTTCCAGTCATCGGCGCACAAACAAAAGCGACGCCGTTCGCGATTTACGAGGTGGTGAACATTTCCACAAGTATGTCGAAAGAAAGCGATTCGCATATTGACGATATTGACGTCCGCATCACTTTGATTTCGTCAAAGTATTCGGACACCCAAAACGGCATCGAATATGTTCGAAGTGCATTCGTGAGAATGGATGAAACAATCGGTGGCGTGAAAGTGCAATCGTGTATGTTCGAGGGACAACGCGATTTGTTTAGCGATGACGAACGAACGTTCGGGTCACAATGTGATTTGAAATTCAGAGTGTCACGCGATTGATTTTGTAAATTTATAAAGTAAAAAAGTAAACGATGGCATCAACAAGCATCATGAATTCAACGGACGTTGTAATTCAAATTTCAGAGGATAGCGGTTCAACGTACGACATCATCGGTCGTGCTACATCTGCATCATTGAGTGTTTCAATGGAAACACGCGACACAACCACAAAAGATTCAGCCGGATGGCAAGAGAATCTCGAAGGTTTAAAGAACTGGTCATTGAGTGGCGACGGCCTTGTGACCTACTCAATTTCGGGCGACTACGACACACCTGATGAATTGTTCACCCTATTGTCAAACCGCACTTTGGTTAAAGTGAAATTCGGTTCAGCAACAAGCGGTGAAATCGACTACACGGGCGACGCGTACTTGGTTTCTTACGAGCAAGAAGCGGGCGTTGAAGAAAACGTGACGTATTCATTCTCATTCACGGGAACGGGTACATTGACACAAGCGTCGGTGGCTTAATCATTTAGGGACGGCCATTGGTCGTCCCTTTATTAAACAACAACAAAACAAAACGAAATGACACAAATTATTGAAATCGGCGAAAGAAAACACGCCATCCGATTTGGATTCAACGCATTGCGAGAATTCTCAAGAATGACCGGGACCACCTTGTCACAATTGGAATCGTTGGGTGATGATATGACCTTGGACCAAGCAATCACATTGATGTATTGCGGTTTTAAAGATGGGGCGAGAAAAGAAAAATCGCCGTTCCGATATGATGTGGCCGATGTTGCGGATTGGATTGATGAGGACGAAACGTTGATTGAAAAGGCGTTTGCAGTGTTCGAAGAACAATTCAGCAACGGCGAAAAAAAGTAGTTGACCGAACGGAAGGACAACAAGAAAAAAGCGTTTCCACATGGGACACATTGGAAGCGTTTGCGTTCGGTCAAATTGGTTTGATGCCGTCCCATTTTTACGACCTATTGCCACGCGAGTGGTCGAACTTGGTCGAGGGTTGGAACGAACGTCAGAACCGAAAGGAACAAGCAGATTGGGAAAGGACGCGTTGGATGACAACGATTCTTCTGAATCCGCACACAAAGAAGTCAATCAAAGCAAAGGATTTGATTGTGTTTCCTTGGGAAAAAGAACCGAAGAAGAATCAAAAGGTTTGGACACGGGGCGAAATTTTAGATGTAATAAACCGACGTAAAGAACGCGCAAAAGCCAATGGCAAGTCTTAGTAGTTTAAATTTCCGACTAACCGCGAACATCGCGCCATTCCGTAAAGGTCTGAACAAGGCCGGTCGCGCAATGGACAAGACGGGTCGCAAGATGCAACAATTCGGCAAGAATATGTCGGCGAAAGTCACGGCGCCGATTGTTGCGTTGGGTGCGGCATCGTTCAGCGTGTTCAAGGATTTCCAATTGGAAATGGCCAAGGTGCAAGCCGTATCGGGTGCCACTGGCGAGGAATTCAAAGCGTTGTCGGAAAACGCCAAAGAATTAGGACGTTCGACCATATTCAGCGCACGTGAAGTGGCTGGACTACAATTGGAGTTTGCAAAACTTGGTTTCACTGCAAAACAAATCACGGGCGTCACCGAAGCGACATTGAATTTGGCGCAAGCATCGGGCACCGATTTGGCACGTGCGGCCGAAGTTACGGGCGCAACGTTGCGTAGTTTTGGTTTAGACGTTAGTGAAACATCACGCGTTTCCGATGTGATGGCAAAATCATTCGCATCATCTTCACTTGATATGGAATCCTTTGCGAATTCTATGAAGTATGTTGCACCGGTTGCGGAATCTGCGGGGATATCTTTAGAGGAAACAACGGCGATGTTGGGTGCGTTGGCAAACGTAGGTATTAAAGGAAGCCAAGCGGGGACATCATTGCGTCGTATCATTTCAGAATTGGGCGCATCAGGAAAACCGACATCAGAAGCATTGCGAGATTTGGCAAACGAAGGGTTGAACCTTGCGGATGCAAAAGATGAGGTTGGACGTTCGGCACAATCGGCGTTGTTGAAATTGACGTCTCAACTGGATGTCATTGACGAATTAGACACAAAGTTTGAGAACGCCGCCGGGTCTGCCAAAGAAATGGCCGACATCATGGACATGACGGCCGCGGGTGCTACCAAAGCATTGGGTTCAGCGGTCGAAGGTTTGGCGATTGAATTCGGTGGATTGGTGTCGGTGGCATTGACGCCGTTCATCAAGAAGTTGACACAAATGGCAACGTTCATCAATGAGTTGTCGCCACGAACAAAAAAATTCATTGCAATCATTGCGGGGATTGCCGCGGTCATCGGACCGGCGGTGTTCATCCTTGGTTCAATGACGCGAGCGTTGACGGCATTAAGAGCGGCCACGATTCTGCAAACCATCGCAACGGGTGCGCTATCTATTGCCGTGAATGTCCTGACCAGTCCAATCACATTGATTGTTGGATTGATTGCGGCATTGGCCGCCGGTGTGATTTATGTCGCCTACAATTTTAAGGCATTCAGCGCCACGGCGAAAAACGCCATCGCCAAGTTGGTGAACGCCGTGATTCCGAAAGTGAACACGCTCATCAATGCGTTCAATAGCGCGGCGGAATTTTTCGGTGCGGAAAAAATAATGGTCGAACCTTTCAAGAAGATGAAAGAAACGGCCGTGCCCGCATTCAAATCCGTGGGCGAAGTAGTCACCGAAGTCAAAAAAGACTTGGGATTGTTCAAAGAGGAAACCGAGGAAACGACGGAATCTTTGGGTAAGTTGGAAGGGCAAGTAGAGGATTTGAACCAAGACCTTAGCACCGGAACCAATAAATTGACCGACTACGAAAAGGCGATGAAGCGTGTGAACGAGCGTTCAAAATTTTACGCAAGTATGCGTCAGGTTAGCGCATTCGACACGTCGCCGTTCGAAGAAGAATTCGACGACAACTTTGAGGCCGAAGATTTTGAACCCGAAGGCGGATTCGAGAACATCCGTAAAGGGTACACGAAAACAAAATTGGCGGCGATGGAATTGGCCGATGGTATTTCACAAGCGATGAGCCGTGCGGCCGGCGACACGATTGCGGGCATGGGTGAAATCGCGGGTGCCATTATGGTGGGCGAAGCATCGTTCAAAGATTTGGGCAATTTTATGTTGAGCCAGTTCGCTAACCTATTGTCGCAACTTGGGAAAATGTTCATTGAATACGGAATCGCGTTGAAAGGATTCCAATTGGCAACCATCACAATGAACCCAGCGTTGGCGATTGCCGCGGGGGTAGCGTTGACCGCCGTCGCTGGTGGCATCAAAGCACACATGGCGAAGATGGCGGAGGGTAGCATTCCCGCATTGGCCGAAGGTGGTATCGTAACGGGACCAACCTTGGCGCTCATCGGCGAGGGTAAAGAATCCGAGGCGGTGATTCCGTTGTCTAAACTGAACACGATGATGCAAGGCGGTTCGCAACAAGTCGAAGTCGTCGGCCGAATCAGTGGTGCGGACATCCTATTGTCCAACGAACGCGCCCAAAGAAATAGAACACGTCAACGCGGTTTTTAAAATATGGCAAATCCAAAACTTTTTTCCGAATTCCGTTCATCGCACGGACATTTCTATTTGATTGAAATTTGGGACAACGAATACACCGGAACCGAACCCGACCAATTCAACGTCACTGGCAATGGTTTTGAACTGAATTATTCGGGGCAGACCGACAATATCTATTCCCCAATCATTGGGTCGTCGGTGTCGTTTGGAATGTACATCCAAGATTCAGCAACAACGTCGTTTCTTAATAGCCTAAAACAATACCAACAAGACCGATATTTCGTTAAGATTTGGAAAGGGGAATTTGACGGGCAAGATGCAAACCAGTGGTACAACACCACCAAGGTTTCCGACGATGGTTTGGTGATGGCGTTTTCACCTGATGAAGAAGAAGTCGTCTATTTGGATTTTTATTGGGGCGGCTATATTGTGCAAGACATCATCGAGGTTGAAGATGTTTCACAACCTTACGTGCTAAACATCCAAGCCACGGACGGCATTTCAAAATTGAAAGACACGATTGTCACAACATCGTACCAAAGGCAATTCACAAAACAATTCATCAACGCATTGGACGGCGCTGGTGTGTTGGGTATCTACGGAAGCGAACATCCCGTGTTGGCCGTTGTGTGCAATTGGTGGGCAGAAGAAATGACCTACAATGCAAACAACAACCCATTGGATGAAACGTGGGCAGATTTCAGAGCGTTCGACACCATCGATGAAGATGGCGTCATCACTGGGCGTTCATGGATGGAAGTTTTGGAGCAGATGTGCCAAATCTTTGGTTTGCGTTTCTATTATTCAAACGGACAATACCGCGTCGAACAATTGTTTTCGCGTGACGCATCGTCGATGATTGAACATCGATATAAGAAAGACAAAACAAAGATTGACAACGCGTCGGTGTCCTACAATAAGACCATCGACCAAACGTCAAACAAAGCACGATTGGCGGGCAACATTTACAATTTCTTGCCGGCGGTGAATCACGTTTCCGTTGTAGCAAACAAGGAGCCGAAGGCCATCAAAGGCGTCATCAGTGATGAAGATGCACAACCAACCACAACGATTGGGTTCATCGCATCAACGCCGTCGAATCAAATCTTGTTCACATTCAGACACGTCGGTCAGGTGACGACCAACGTGCCGGTCAGTTCAGTCGCGTTGATTTACATGAAGCTAAGATTGAACGTTGAGTTGTACGATTTCAACAACAATGTCACGTATTATTTGAAGCGTACATTTAGCGGAATGACGCCATCGGCCATCAGTTGGACGACGACACAAGCGGGTTCGGGTTATGAGGTCATCATCGGCCCTTTGCAAGAATCCGACCGCGAAGAATTGTTAGTTGTCGGTAGCACATCAGTATTGACACCAGTCATCCCTGAAGATGGCGACGTGGAATTTGATTGGGAATTTGTGGAGTTCGTGAAATCGAACGGCACAACGCACACATTGAACGCGTCGAATTCGTACGGGTGGCAAATGGAAACGCGTGATTTAACAACCACCAACGGACAAGGCATCGCCAACGAAACGGTTCGCACGCGTGCCATATCGCCGAACACATCCATCAAATCGAATTTGTCGTACGAACTGCCGGAAATGAATTTGTTCACGGGCAGTGGCGAACGCGGTTCATTGATTTATCAAGTGACAATTGGCGGAATCAATATACGCGTTCCCTACGGCGATTGGCGTGAAGGAAACGCCGGGTCTTACAAAGAGATTCAGAAATTGTTGTGTGAAGAATTTTTGAAATTGATGGACGCACCGATTGAGAAATACATGGGACGCATGTTCAGTTCACACGATTTCCGTCAACGTTTGACGTTTGATTCTAAAAATTGGATTCAGTTGGGCGGAACCTATTCGGCCAACATGGATGAATGGGACGGCGAATGGTTTGTCATTTCAAGTGCGGCCATCACGCCAACGTTCGACGATGTGACAACAATCACTGGAGTCACGGCCGTCGCGTCGGTGAATGGATTGACGGGCAACGTTTCATTCGAAGGTGTCGACGCAGTCAATGCAGATGTGAACGCATTGGATGTCACGACGAACGCAAGCGTCGGTGGAAATATGGATATCACTGGCAACACGGACGTCACCGGCACGTTGGATGTGTCGGGCACATCGACACTATCTGCAACAAACGTTGGCGAGTTTACAACAACCGGTCGTGTGAACGTCACGTTGAATGAAATCACGGGAAACCCCGGCGGTAGTGAAACGATATCGGCGTCAAACAATTTCAATTTCATTGGTTTTGAAAGCGGTGAAAATGGAACGTACACCATCAATTTGCCGACATCAGAAGCGGGAATGATTCTTCGATTTAAGACGGACGACACCATCTCAGCGAATAAAGACATATCGTTGACACCGCAATCGGGCGAACGCATCGATGGTGAAGCGTCCTATACTATGGA